AAAAATCAAATTACGAAGTGAAAAATGAATTGAAAGTTATCGACATTTAAGTAACAACCTCCGGGTCAACCTTCAATAGGCGAACACGGATATTACCTAGAACGGCTTCATCAGCACTATTAAATGCAATAGTAACTGCATCACCTTCCTCAATGTCAACACCCAGGGCATTGATCATACCATAAGTAGCAGCTAAATTTTCGAGTGTTTGGTCAAGAGACGAAGCAACACCCGCAATAGTTAAGCCACCATTGGCAGTCAAGGCACCAGTTGTGAAAGTGAAGAGCTGGATATCGAATGTGCCAGTCGCAAGGGCCGTGAAAGAAACACCAATACAATAAGTCGCACCGAGCAAAGGCTGTAGGTCCGTCATTATATCAGCGTTACCACTGGACACAGATGAAACGAACGCACCAACATGTGAGTAACGTACTTCCTGTTCTGCGCACATAGGTCCTGCTTGTGGAACACTCAATTCCAAATCATAATCTACCCATAATTCTGAGATTGCGGAAGCATCAGGCTGACCGGCTGACCCCACGATCAACTGCCCAACATCCGACAAACGCCTATCAGCATCATCAGCTGGTTGGTATTCGGATGTGAGCAACTCGCGGCGAATCTGCGTTTTATCAGCAAATGTATCGATGCAATCCCAAGCGGCACCACGTATGGAGCCTTCATACTGTAGCAATGCAGTCTTACTGGACGGCAAGCTATCAGTTGGGTCATAATCAATAGCCAGCATTATGCTACCCGGTGTTGTCGTTGAGGTTTGCGTTTTCAACGAAAAGGCCAAATCCTTAAATTGGTACCTTTCGAAATTTGGCGCAATCCTCGACAACCATGGAAATAGCACAGGATTAGCTGGATTGATACGAAATGATTCAGCTGTATAAGCAACACTCCCAGCTATATCAGCGACATATTCTTTATGCCGCACTCGATATTTCTGTAATTTTGCAGCATATGATTGCCGCATAGGAAATGTCATTGCATTGCCCGCCATAAAACTGCCACCATCTCGTTGGATGGCAGCTGATGGCCGAACAACCGCATTCATTTGCTGCGCAGGCCGAAGCATGCTAGCACGCGGTATGTCCGCATAGGACACAGCTTGTTCTTTTTCTTTCTTCTTCCATTTCTTCTTCTGTTTCTTAGAGCTTTTGGCATAGCCAGCGACGCCCTTTATGGCGCCCTTGGCTTCATCATAGATCGATTTTAAAACAACTGCTTGTTGTGGAGCATTCAAACCTTGAAAAAGTTCAAATGCACCACTTGCGACACTTGGTACTAAAGACATCTTCGTGAACTTAGTATTGAAAAATACTTGGTATTAGGGTTTTGAGAAATTATTAACCTATCGGTTTATGGCTTTTAATTGCGGCGCCGGCATGCCAATCAATTAAATCCTGCGTTAAATGAACCGACTTCTTTTTCCTCCCCTGACGGGTTACAACCCGTTGTTCACTAATGACGTTATGACCTAACTTTGTGTCAACACAATTGTCCGACCCAAACCATTGTTTATAAACATGTTGATATTGGTCAGTAAAAGCATCAGTATACACCGTGCCACTGTTATCCAAATCAACTTCCGATACAAGTTCCATCCAATATTGCTTGGTGAACCACACATCATACCCCTTCGGTATATAGTGGCCAGACATCATGTCTTCAAAATCACCAGTGGAAAACTTATACCGTTTCATGAAAGCTTCACGAAGCACATAATTATCAAGGACCGCATTCATATCCGTTTTATGCAAATGCTCCTTCCCAAGATTATGTGAAATTATGCGTTCGTACGAGTGTTCATTACCCTTCAAAATCTTCATTGCATGAAGTTGCGCATCATTAAAATAATCCTTATACGTATTACTGAGTTTTGTAATATACGAGGTATCATTCATTAATGATTTATACATTTGCGCCAACTTCACCCAATAGACAGCAGTCTCAGCCCCTCCATTAATCACCTTCTTAGTGGAGAGACCAATCACACGACCGAGTTTGCGCAAAGCTGCATAGGTAGGGATCATCTTATCACCTTCTACACCTAAATGCTTGCAATGCACCTCTGCCGGGACAAACCAACGCGACAGATATTCGACATGTGACAATTCTTCAGAATACTTAATCTTTGCTTTAATTCCAATGCTGGCAAAAAACGGACTGGCATCAACCATTTTCTTAAGGTTCAATTCATCACCAATTATTAGTGAATCATCACCTAAACAGAATTGTTGTGCGACAGCCGCTGATTCACGTTGCCAACAATAAACAAAGAAAGCATTAAGAATGCTGTTGCCCAGGGATGTGTCTCCTGCTCCGGAGCCACGGGTAGCTTTAACAACTGCCTCTAATTCGGCATTAGCAAATTTGCCACCCACTCGATACTTCCAAACTCCGCCGATGTCATCAATATAGTCATCAATAACCTTATGACAATCAACAGAGCATATATGTTTATAAACCGCTCTCAATACTTCAAAATGCTGCGCTCGCTGACTACTGTCAAATTCAGAGTAGTCAACCTCGATAAATGCTGGTTGCGCAACGCGGCCAACAGCCTCATAGATGGTGTGTCCCAAAACATCAACACTCATACCATCTGTGTACACGAATGTTTGACCCACTCTCTCGTGGTGCTTACAAACATATTCTTTCATGTACAACTTCATGCCATTGATCAGAGGATTATACTTAGCCTTGTAAGTATCGGGGTAAGTGGTAATCATACGAGGATATTTATCCAAACTCTTGTTTAGGACCTCACGTTTCACAAACCCCTTCCTGGAACCACTTTTAAATGGGCGCTTTTTCATCATAGCTTTCCCATTTTCTAAGGACATCCGCTGAGTAGCAGACCACCGCCCATTATTTCCATAATTGGGGTCCAAAGTGGCAAATTCAACGTTGGCTGGGAAGTTCAACTCGATGAAGTCATTCAAGTACAAATTAAAACAGCGCTCCCACTGCTTCTCCTCGAACTCCATCTCGTTAAACTTCATTTGACGACCCATAACAGCACTATACAAATTCATTGGTGAATTAAGATGATAGCACACTTGCGCCGGTATTCCAGGAGCGATCTGAAACACCATCTCTGGCTTAGGTTGTTCGTGTGGTACAAACCTGACCATCCTGCACTCAGGCTTCTTTGGTAAGGCTTCAACTGCATCAGCATAATCAAGCTGCCTGTCACCACCATTAGCATGGACAATTGGTTGAATAAACTTATTCTCAACCAATCGTTGCTCATATGATGGATGACACGGTGCAGACCCAGTAGCACGACCCAATTGTGCTTCAGCAACCTCGTCGAACGAGGCGTCCGAAATTGGGTGATGCTCACGAACCCATTCTTCAAAAGGGAGATAAATAAACTTCATGAAAAAACCTGGCCGCCTTGCTAACGGGAGTGTTTTAATCATGGCCAACACTTCATTCAAAATAACTGAAATGTTGAGCAGCCAGTACGTTACCCACGTTTGCTGGCATCGAAACTGGACACGGGCCTCTTGTATGGTTACACACCTTTGCAAGAATTCCACAATATCGCGCCTAGCTTCATCTCCTTTGAAGGCCCTGGCACACAACCTGGCAACTATTTCACTATAGAAACTACGTGCCATACCAAGTGGACCAAAATACGACGCACCAGAACCCCGTCTAAACAGGGCATAAGGTTCAGTGTCGTCCACTCGTTCAACTAGTTGGTAACCATTTTCACCACAAATTTCTGCGAACAAGACACGCCTATTACCATCATAGGTAAGCATCTGTCCGTCGAGGTCAATATCAAAGCGGCTCAAGAGAATTTCTGGTCGAGTAAAATCCCAGCAACAAACATATTCATATTTGCTGTCGAAATGATCACCAACCAAAGGTAAGACGAAATCTGGGGCCAATCGTTCAGCTCGCGCACGTTCAATATGTGCACGCAACAAGACACGCCCAAAATTAACCCGCCTACCATCCTCAGTGAGACTCCCTGACATTGTAGCATTAACTTCGTTAAGGTGATATTTAATTTTACAGTCTGTTATTTTCTCTAAGTGTGACACTGTCGAGCTTGGTAAGACCTCATATACTGATAAAGTAGGCCGAAACCTACTTGGAACTGAGCTTACCGTCGACTCTGTTTCACATTTCAAATTGACGGTGCTGTCTGTCGACAGCACTTTTACAGATCCATCACTGCAAGCAGCTTGATCCTTGTGTCGTTTCATTTCATTACTTGAACTAGAACGCCAATCCAAGTCGCTATCAACACGCTTTCGCGTGCGGGTACGACGTGGCCAAGTAGAGCTGCTTGCGGCAACGCCACTTACAGTTGGACGTACAGTGTTCACTTTCTTTTCGGTTCGATTTGAATTAATTCTTTGCTTCATATTATAAAATTGGTTTTAAAGGGT